GACCAAGTCAGTCATGATCTCCATGGTCATCGGATGCGCGTTGTCACCGAGCAGTTCCTTCAGGACGGCCACCTTGTCGGCAACCGGGCGGGACGGGTCGGTCAGTGCGCGCTCCAGCTGAATGCTGTCATCGAGCACCTTGGTGATCGTGAACAGTTCGTTGCCGATCCGCCACGCGTCCTCACGGGTGTCGCGCAGTTTCGGGGCCAGCGAATCACGCGACTCGCGGTCTGCAATACGTGATGCCTCTCCTCGCATGGTCACCTCCCTTTCTGGTTACGGATGGTCACGGTCACTTCTTGGCGCCCAGGTCGTCGATCATCGAATCGATCATCGAGGACTGCACGTCGTTGTCTTCCAGCTTGGCACCGAGGATCTTGCCGGCCAGGGCGGTGGCAAGTGCGCCGACCTCGCCCTTGAGCGAGACGATGGCCTGCTGGTGCTGGGATTCGATCGAGCGCTGTGCGGATGCGGTGATCTGGGCCGCATCGGACTCGGCGCGGGAACGAGCGTCGGCGATGATGTGGGACGCTTCCGCACGGGCGTCGTCGCGAATCTTGGCGGCGTCCACACGGGCGGTGCTCAGCTGGGCCTCATACTTGGCCTTGGCCTCGTCGGCGTCCTTCCTAGCCTGCTCCGCCTTGGCGATGTTGCCCTGAATCTTGGCGGCGCGCTCGTCGAAGATCGCATTGAACTTCGGCATGAAGAACTTGTAGAAGAACACCGCAACGATGACAAGAATGATCAGCGACCATACGATGTCATAAACCTCAGGAATGAACAGGTCAATCCCGCTTGCTGCTTGTGTCATCAAGCCCTCCTTTCAGTGATGGACATAATCGGTTTTCGTCTGTTGATCTGCGCAGATCAGATGATCAGGGCGGCGACGAAGCCGATCAGTGCCAGCACCTCGACCAGAGCCAGGCCGATGAACATGATGGTCTGGATCTTGCCGGACATCTCAGGCTGACGAGCGGTGGATTCCATGGCCTTGCCGAAGAGGATGCCCAGACCAATGCCAGGGCCAAGAGTACCGATACCGTAACCGATGACGGACAGGTTGCCGGCGACCTCTGCGAGGGTGATGATATCCATTGTGTTTCCTTTCTAACGTACTTGGCGACGTTATAAATCTTGGGGTTTGGTCGGTCTGCGATTTTCCCAGACCGGGGACCGGAAGCGGCGGGTTAGTCGCCCGTCACTCTTCCGGGAAGCTCAGGTTGATGTACACGGTGGAAAGAATCGCGAAGACGTAGGCTTGCAGGAAGGCGACGAACGCCTCGAAGCAGGTCATGGCGAAACCACCGGCGAACCACAGCGCACCCACCGGGATGCCCTGCAGCTTGTTGACCGCGTCAACCATCCAGAACTGTGCGAACGCCAGGCAGGTGGCGACCATAAGGTGGCCGGAAACCATGTTGGCGAACAGACGGATGGTCAGGGAGGCCGGGCGGATGATCAACAGCTCAAGCAGGTTGATCGGAGCCAGCAGGAAATAGACCGGCCACGGCACACCGGGGGTGAACAGCTCGTGGCGCAGATAGTGGCCGAGGCCCTGCGAGCGGATGGCGGCGATCCAGTACTGGATCAGTGTCCAGACAGCGAACACGAGCGGCATGACCACCGTGGCGTTGGCCGCCATGTTCATACCTGGAATGATGCCGCACAGGTTGAAAATGAAGATCGTGAAGAACAGGGTGGTGATCATCGGCACGTAGCGCTTGCCACGGGCCTCACCCATCACGTCATACACGACCTTGTCGCGCACGAAGTCGAGACCGTACTCGACTACGCCCTGCCAACGGCCGGGGATGAGCTTGGCGCGCTTTGCGGTCACGCCGAGCACCACCAACAGCACGATGGTTGCCACGATACGAATCAAAATAATGCGGTTGATGGCAAACGGAGTTCCCTGGAACAGAATCTCCGGGGGAAGGAAGTCATCAACCGAGGGCAGATGAGCGCCTGCCTCGTCAGCCAACAGCAATCCTGCGCTGAGCGAACCGACCATATCACGCCTCCTGCTTCTTCAATGTCAGGTGTCAGTTTAAACCCACCGGGCAGGCAAATGTGACGTGCTCGTTACTTTCGTCTTTTTTTGTCTCCTCGGTGTGGAGTCTGCCGGGCATGGACACGGAGTCTGCGCTGGGCATTCGGCTCCGAATGACTGAAGAGTGATTATTTGCCTGCGTCTAGACAATGTCAATATTATACCGGCGAGTCTCCTGAAATCCCTACTGCTGCAAGGTTTTCCCGGGCGTTTCGCGAACGTTGTGCACTATTGGTCGCATTACGCGGATGTGTGGCATTACGTTCATCAAGCCGTCCACATCGTGGACGAACAACCGTCCACGCTACGAACGCAACCTCCAACAGTAGCTCCCTCTGATGGGCCGAGCCGTGAAGGAGAAGCAAAGGAGCTCCCCGTCGAGGGGAGCTGTCGTCGTAGGCGACTGAGGGGAGATCGTAGGCTCAGCCCTGAATCACCCCATACCCGTCATGCACAAACGGCTTGAAATCATCCTGGCGCGGCCCGCCCGGCTCATGCCGAATCGAACGATCAGTACCGAGCTTCTTCTCAGCCCTGAGCTGCGGCACCTCGGTCAGGTCATACGGCGTGGTCTGGTACACCCAGTTGAGCCAGTTGCGCCACAGCAGATTGGCGTGGGCGCGCCAGGCGAACAACGGTTCCAGCTTCGGATCGTCATGCGGGAAGTAGTTCTTCGGGAAGGGCACGTTGGTCATGCCCTTGGCCATATCGCGCTCGTATTCTTCGGCGAGCGTGTACTTGCCGTACTCCCAATGGCCGAGCGCGAACACTTCGGAGAAGTCACGCGTGGCGATCAGGCCCGGGCCGGACTGCGGCCCCCAAGTCAAGATCTGAAGGTCATGGTTGGCACGTACCTCGTTTTCGTTCACGCCGGCGAGGCGGGAGTGCGGCTGCAGATCAATCTCGTCGAAGCCATTGGTCAGGAAGCAGTATTCATCCTGCAGGTACTGCGGGAATACGCCGAAAATCTTCTCGGGGTAATCCACCTTGTGGATGCCGTAGCGGTAGTACAGTGCGCCCATCGCACCCCAGCACAGGTATATGGTGGAGAACACATGGGTGGAGGCCCAGTCGAGAATCGTCTTGAACTCGTCCCAGTAGTCCACATCTTCGAACGGCATATGCTCTACAGGCGCGCCGGTGACCACAAAACCGTCGTAATAGTTGTCTTTGAACGCATCGAGGTTTTCGTAGAACTTGACGAGATGATCGGCGGAAACGTGCGTGGCCTCATGCGTGGAGGTCTTCATGAAGTCGATTTCGACCTGCAGCGGCGACTTGGAAATCAGACGCAGCAGCTGTGTTTCAGTCTCGATTTTCTTAGGCATCAAGTTCAGGATCACCAGTTTGAGCGGGCGGACGCGCTGACGCTCCGCCTCGGGCTTCTCCAGAGCGAAGATGCGCTCCGAATCGAGGATATCTCTGGCCGGCAGGCCACTGGGGATCTTGATAGGCATGTTCCTATTATGTCAATATTCGGGATAACGGTTCAGGGCATTCCTATAACGGCCATTTATGGCGCGTTATTACCCCGACTCCGACTCCGCCCCAAACCCCTCGCTGCGTGAGCCAATTCACGTTTTAAAACCGCGGGAAGATGACGCGACACGCCGATGTTGACTTTCTGGAATCTGCACCTATTGTAGATAGAGCTGTCTGAGAGACAAGCCGACGCGGGGTGGAGCAGCTCGGTAGCTCGCTGGGCTCATAACCCAGAGGTCCATGGTTCAAATCCATGCCCCGCTACCACTTGACCGCCGTTCCCATTATCGGAACGGCGGTTTTTTATATATTCCATGGCTTTTGCTGGCGTTAAGTTCTCATCCAGCAAAGCCATCAACGGGACGCCGAAGAAATCGGCCGCCGCGCAAGTTTCGTCAATGGTCCAATCGGCCTTGCTCTGAAGCCTCGACGCCATCGATTGCGGCGAGAGTCCCATTGCCTTAGCAAGGTCCTTCTTCATTAAACCGCTGTTGGACAAGATCATGTTCGTATTCATCGCAACAACGTCCTGCCTGCGCAATGTAGCGCTCGGCTGAATATCTAGCATTGTCATGAAATTCATTTTACTACGGTTTTAGCGTAGTACTCGGCGTGTTGGCTACGTCATATGGTTAATCTTTGGTCTAGAACTTCATCAAATCTTTAGTCTGAAAGTTTTTAAATGATTAGTCAGATAAGAAAACTCATGAGAGACAATCACGTCACACAGCGCGATCTGGCGCATGAGCTAGGCGTCTCCGAGCAGGCCATCAGCGACAAATTCCATGGCCGCTCAAATTTCACGTTGCGTGATGTGTCGCGCATAGCCGACTTTTTCGACGTTTCCACTGATCTCGTGCTTGGCCGCGAGCCCTTGGAGGTGTTGTGATGTTTGGCTTCGTTTCGTTGGGTGTTTCTTTTGCGTCCTTGGTTATTTCCTGCGCCGCGCTTTACTGGTCCCGCATGGCACGAATCGAGGCCGCTGGGGCCGTGGAGCGTAGTCGTTACGCTTTGGAGTCCTCGCGCAAGCATGTGGGGCTTCCCTACGACCACAAGATCGTTCACGATTGGGAGTTAAGAACACAGTTCGGCTTTGCTCCGCAAATCAAGGATGATTGGACTCGTCGTAAGGATTCCGACGGCGTGGCTGATTCCGACGACGCTTTTGAGGTTTTTTCGGACGGGACGTATCGGATTGTTCCTAACTCAGGAGTCTTCTCTGTTCTGAAGCCCGTTTTCTGTCGAGAGCATGGAACCTGCGATGACCCAGCCTGTCCCTATGCCATCTGCGCAGGCGTTCAAAGGGTCCGCACTTCATTGGTTCTATGCCCCAGATCGGGAATTGCGTATATCGACACCGGTGGAGACGGGTTGGAGATGATACCCAATGCACTCCAAGCTCTAGCTTCGTCAGATCGCTCGACTGGTCCGGGCGAGGATTCTGCGGTGGCGCGATGTATGAGTTCACCGTCAGTCGCTCCGCTCAGGGGTACGTGGTCGTGACGATCGTCCCGCTGGTGCGTTCGCGTCGGCGCGAGGATCGCGGGCGTATCTATTCGTTCACGCGCGAGGAGGCGTTGTCGTTGTTCCACGAGCTTTACGCGGCGTTGTCTTCGCCGCCTGAATAACCATTCGTTTTTCTGGATAACTGAATGTGCCGTGACCGGGGATGTGCAGGGACCCGGTAGCACGTTGACGGGTCTAACCCACTGCGGACGTCTGGCGTAACGTTACGAGCGGAACGAAACCTGACCTGTGGTCTTGAGCGCTTTCCCTACCACCAGGGCTTGCCGGTTAAGGCGTAATAGGGCGGCGTACCGCGATTGCGGGGGCTCTGGCGGGACCATTCACGGCGGGCGTATGCCCGCTCTCGACAATGCGACGGCCCGGCTCCAGACCGAAAGTCTCGCGTGGAGACCTGTAGACGACGAAGAGACTACGAACTTTTGTTCGAGTCTTTTTCGTCGCCTGCGTTTAGGTCTCCCCGCTCTAACCACCCACCACCCAAAAGTCTCTGAATGAATCAATCGAACGAATCGAGGTAGCTGTTATGGGATATGCAGTCGATTACAAACCAACACGCAAACGCAACGTCACCCAGTCGCCGGCGTCCAAGTCGAAACTGAGGATGCTCAGGGCGATGGTGAAGTATTCGTTGCCTCACATCGAGGAGCGGTGCGCGTGTTCGGAGACCATCACCAGGCAGGAGCTCATGACGATGATCGGATTGAGCGTGAAGACGCCGGGAGCGGATAACGATATGCAACTGATCCTGTCCGAACGCCAGGGCGCGGGCATCCGTCCGGTGGGCCGCATGCTGGGCATGAAGACGTATGACTGTCGTGATGTGGTCGCGTCGTTCAAGGCGTGGTGCCACTGATGGGCCGTGGTTTCCTGTACGCGCGTGAGCTGGCCGAGTTCCTAGGCAAGTCCGGGCAGACGCTCTACATGTGGCGCAAGCAGGGCAAGGGGCCGAAATGGCGGATGCTGGAGGGCCGTGTGGTGTATCGCGTGGCCGATGTCAACAAGTGGCTTGGGAGGCAGCAGTGAAGCGTAAGAGGGTGCCGCCGAGCATGGCCGCTCAGGTGCTGCTCATGTTCGGTTCGG